CACTTCTAAATTTATCAATTGACGCAAAATAATTAGTCATTAACCCATAAAATTTATTTTGATTTAATGTATTATCCTGTAATTTTTGAGTTGCATAAATTTTAATGATTGGTGCAAACTGAATAACATTATTAACATTAAAGGCAATATTCATATCAATAAAAAAGTCAGTAATATATGAACCACTATTTTTATATTGTAATTCAGTTATTTCCGAATAACCCACATATAATTTTAATGCGTTCCATACATCAGGACGAGTTGTTTGTGATGTTAATAATGTTGTTTGTGGTGGTAACGCATTTGGTGTTACTACCGTATATCTTTCCCAAGTATATGGGTCAGTTATTGGTAAATTAGAAAACGTATAAAATAATCTTTTATCAAAATTTGAAGGGTTTCCGTATTTGAAAACAACATTAAAATTTAAGAAATCATTAATTGTATTTGTAAAACCAACTAATTGTTTTTGTTGTGCATAATCAACTTTAATGGTGTTGTTTGCACCATTAATTACCGGAATTTTCATTAAATCTCTAAACAACATTTGAAAATTTTTGAATGACTTATTAGACGGTAATGAATTAACATTATTTTCTTCTGAATTATAATCATATACCGATTTTGAAAAATTCAAAAATTCAGTCTCAAATAAATCAAGCACTGATTTTTCAAAAACCGAAAACATCTCACTAATTTCAGTATATTCACTTGAAGTCCCATTAATAGAGAAGTTTTCTTGGTTACTTGTACCTGAAAATACTTGTTTTAGATATTGTGTTGGTGTTGATTTAATGAGTTTTGTAGTATCAAAATACCCATAATTTGGTGCCGCCCAAAATAATCTAACGGAACCATTATACATTGCCGTATTACCATTAACCTCAGATACTAATTTAGTGTTTATCCCCGACCCCGAAAAACATTCGTTTAATGTTTGATTTATAAATGAACCCTGAGATGGAAAAATATATGAAAATTGTTTATCAAATGTGTTAACATAAACAGACCAAGGAATTACCCTCAAATCTCGTTTAAGATTATTAGGGTCAAACCCTTCACTTAAATTAATAATTGCCTCAGGAACATAATTTAATGTAACCCCCGAGCTAAACCCTAATTGAATGTCGTTGTCAGTATACCCTGAATAAATTTCAAATCCTTGATAGAAAACATTAAAATCATTAATTAATTTAGGATAAAACCCCGTATTAATTAATGTTGAGGTTTCTAAACCTAATATAGTATCTTTTTGTAATACAACATCTATTTGAGCACCATCAATAGTTAATGGATAAACTCTTTGTGGTGAATTAGTAACCGGGTCATAATTTTTAGTGTAACTAAACCCTGACCAAGATTCACTTAAAATATCATTACCCGTTTCAACATACGTTTTATAACGATGCCAAACTGAACCAATTTTTAATAACCAAGCATAAGGTAGTTTATGGATTGCCCCAAATTTTTTCAATGTTGCAAAAATATAGTCTAAATCTTTTACTGAATACGTAGATTCATTTCCGGTATATGTTTTATATTTTTCTTTTAACGTTGATAGTGGTAAACTATTAATAAACAAATATGCCGATGACACATATGGGTAATTGTCAAAGTTTCTATATTTTTTAACCCCTTCTTGTATTGAGTTAACAAAATATGGTGTGTTTAACATTGAAACTGTTTGGTTACTACTAACCTGTCCACTATAATCAAAGTATCTAAGATTACCCTCAGTTGGTAATTGAATATCATTTGTTCTTTCAGAATAAAATGTTTTTAAGTTCGTGTCATACCCAAGAGGAGCAACAACATTTTTTGTTGAGAAATTAGAAAATGGTTTAACACTATTTACATCATTATTACCTAAGAAATTACTAATTACTTTAGAATTGGTATTATATGTTATCACATTTTTAGTACTAAAAGATGTTGGTGAATCTGATATCGAAACACCGTCAGCCAATTTAGATTTATCCCAAGATAATCTTGTAAAAGGATATATGTCTAATAAATCAAAATTATTTGTATTATCACTATTTTTAACATATTCAACCAACTTATCTTCATTTTTTAATGATGATATAGGATTACCTGCCGATGTTACTAATAACGTTTCATTAATAAATTGAAAACTAGAGTTATCAACAAGATTTTTAATATAAGTGGTATTAAAAATACCTCTTATAAAGTTTTGCCAACTTTGACCTGTACCATCATTTGAGATATGTCTTAATACTATATCAAAGTTTTGACCATTAAACCCAAATTGTTTTAATTTTTGAATAATAAAAGGGTTTTGATTTGTCAAACTATTAATAATATTCAAACTTTCAGTCTCAGAAATTACATCAGTTAAAACCCCCGCATTATAAGTTGAGGTAGTACTTCTAAATAATCGAGTATAGTTTGTTGTTAAAAATAATCTTTCAAATATTTCATAAAAAAATTTAACCTCTTCTTTATTACTATACACAACATTACTAACAGGATATTCAATAGCGTTAACCGAAACTCTTTGGACATCGGTTAACTCATTAAATGTTGTATTTAAGTTAGTATCATCAGTGTCTTTTGTAGTAAAACCTTTAATGAATTCTTCAACAAATTCAACTTCAGGCCAAACGTCATAAAGATAACCTTTTGTTTTACTTAAAACCGCATAATCACCCGGATATTTAATTTCATATTTTCCGTGACCATCCTCACCACTTGTTGCAACAATAAATTGAGGCCAAGGGTATACAGGGTCAGTTTCATTCTCTCTTGGTTCTTGACTAGCACTTTTAGTTGTGTTATCAAAAATAGCATCTTTTCTAATTAAGTTATCTCTTTGACCCCAAGCCTTTGTATGAATATCATCCATTAATCTTAAAAACGCTTCACCATTAGCAAAAAGTACCGCCAAAACATTTCTTATGTTAGGAATAAATCCAATACCGTTATTACCTTTATCCAATAATAATTTAGATAAAGCATTTGTTAACGCGTCTTGTATCTTTTGTCTAAAAGATTCTAATTCTTTTGACATTTTTTCTGTTATACCGATAAACGTTTCAGGATTACCGTCAAAAACAAAATAATTGTAAATAATTTCTTTTTTTCCGTTTTTTTGAATAATATCAGAACTATTAAAAATACCTTGAGAAACTAACTCAGATTCAAAAGCCTTAATTTCTTGTTCAGTGGCTTGAGATAACTTTTTTCTTTGTCGATAACTTTCAGCATAATCAATATCATTTTGAGATAATTTATACTTAAAAGTATCAAGTTTTATTTCAAATGGAATTCTTGGTTTTTCAGTTGTTTTATCAATAGTATATGAACCATTTTTACCAACGGTTTTATTAGCCTCTAACTCAGCATTAAATTTTTTTAGAATACCATTTAACTCATTTGGGGCATTAATTCTTGTATCCGGTTTATTCTGAAATTCTTTCTTAAAAGTATACACTTTTGTACCGTTTTTTAATACAAAATAATCTTTGTCATCCATATACTTGTAAAACCAAGATGGTCTTGAAGCGTCTTGAGTATAAAAAACTTCTTTAGTATATTCCGCTAATGTTTTTGTATATGAATCCAAATCAGTTAACGGGTCCATATTTTGTTTAGTAAATTTATCCAAAATTTGTTTTACAAAAACATCTAACTTATCTTTTAATTGACTAACAGTTATTTCAGGAAAATCATCAGGTATTAAACCTTTTGATTTATATTCACTATATAATTCTTTAATTTTTTGATAACCTAATTCAACAGGTTGATTTTCCTGAGCCTTGAAATTTGAAGGACCACCTTTAACCGGTTGTATTTTAACTCTTGAAGTATACATATATGGGACCGCCCTTAAATAACCCATTAAAATTTCACTTAATACAGTATATTTGTAAGTATAAAATATTAAACTTATTTTGAAATTACCACTAGACGTATCATACCTTGAACTAAAATCTTTTAACATCAACGCCAATTTAACCGCTTTACCATAGTATCCTTTAATTGTTAAATAAAATAAAGGATATGGTAAATTGAAAAATGCCGCATATGGTGAATTATTCCCCGCCTCAAACATAGCACGACCTTTAATATCTTCCAACTCCATTGTAATTGTTGGTAAGAAATCTAACCCTTGTCTAATTTGGATATTGGTAATACCTAATAATCCGTTATCTACTGACCCAGGTTTACCATTAGATAATATTGTTTGTCTAATGTAATAATCATCCGATTTATTTGGATTTGAAATTTTTTCAGATTTTGGTTGGTTAACACCTGTACCCGCTAAACTATCTTTACCGGTTATTTCATCGGTATAAGCATTGTCTAAAACACCTTTGTTTCCCGGATTAAGAAAATTAATGGCAGCAACCGAAATTGTTCTAACTTGGTCGTTTGATGCAACACCAATAGCTAACTTAGTTCTTGGTAAAACTTTACATTCCAAATTAGCATACATTACTAAATCTTCCTGTTTAACATATCTGTCTTTAACTTTACCTTGACTATCTATAACTTTGTTTGGGTCAACAATAGTAATATTGTTGTAATCAAACTCCACCAATATATTTTCCGACTTATCTACCATAATAAAAGAAATGATTATCTAACTGATTTTTATAATCTTGTAACGAAGCCACTAAAGGAAATGGGATAGTCAAGATAGAACCATCAGTAATGTTCCATTCTTGTCCACCAAACATTGGATTCGCCATAAGTATCAACCACCCAAAAGTCCCCGACCCATAATATTGTTGAGAAACTTTATCTAATCTTGATTGACCAATTTTGTAGATATATCTCTTATCAGTTGATTTTGTTGGCAAGTCAACATATGGTACAACTGTTTGTTTACCATTAGTTATAAAATCAGAATATCTATTATATGTATCTCTACTTCCCATTATGAATTAAATTTAACCTTATTATTCCAAGTTGGTGAAGTTACATCACCGGTTGTTGAATACAATAATTTTATTGCTGCTTCTTGTGTTACCTTTGTTGAATCGTTTGAAACTGTTGTGTAATTAAACTTACGTAACTTTCCTTTATTGTATACTGATTTATTAACAAAATCTAAATAATCATTTGTTTTCTTTAATTTTTCAAAGAATTTTTCTTCTTGTTTTAACTCTTCTCTACAACTATCAACAAATTTATCCATAATTTTATCAAATTTATTACTCAAATTTGAAGGTGTTTTAACTTTTGATAATTCAGTATTTATTATTTTAGATTTGAATGTTCTTAAATTATTTTTATCACTTAAATATCTACCTAAAGCAATGAAAAATCTATTTTGATTTTGATATTGTGAATTTGCCCCCGCATCAAATGCTGAATTACCATAACCTTTTAATGGCGTAAAACAACTCGGACCACTAACACCAAATAAATCAGTTATAACTTGAGTATCCGGTTTTTGTAAAAATTTGTCATAATTTTGTAATCTACTACCTACAGTTTGATAATCTATCCATAATTCAGAATAAGTATCGGTAGCACCTTTAGTACTAGGGTCAACCTCAGTTGTACCTGAGATATTATAAACTCTAACTTTATTATCAACTATTTTACCATCAGTTTTTGTTGTAACTAAATTAATCTTATTAAACACAAACACCATATTTTGTTCTTGAAGAACAATATCTGAGTTTATTTTACTCATAATACCTGAACTGTAACTGTCTTTGAAATCAGATAAAAATTGTCGTAAATTAGTTGTTACGGTTGTCATTATTTGAGATGGAAAACTAAAAGAATTTAATCCCGAAATAATAAAATTACTTTGGTCAGTTATATCTGTATTAATATCTGTAAATAATTGATTTATTTTATCCTGCACTTTTTCAGGTGCACCATAAATTGGAACATCCCAAGTATCACCAATATCTAAATTAAATTTACCTGTCGTATATAATCTATTTTTAGTTAATAACTGCCAAACACCATAGTTATACGTCTTAGTGAAACTTTCAGCTTGATTAACAATATTGGTATAATACTCTTTAGTAATATCTAATAGGTTATCCATAATTGTTTTATATGTGATTTCACCTGTTTGACCACTAGCAGGATTTCCTACAGGAATATTAGTTATAATTTCACCAATAGTTGTACCACCATCATTTTGTTGTTTATTATCAACTTCTGTTGGTTTTGCCGATGGTTGTTGTGCTAATATTGAATCCCAAATTTCTTTATCAATTGTCTTAAAACTATCATCTGTCCATTTTGCTCTTTCATCATATATTTCAGTATTTGCATAATAATTAAATGATAAAGCGTTTTGTAACTCCTCAACCGGTTTAGCTAATCCCATACCACCAATAATATCAAAAGACATTGTAACATTTGCTATCATAGGTTGAACACCAATTCCTTCAGGATTTAAGTCTAAAACTAATGGTTCGTAAGTAAATTGCATTGAATTAGGTATAATTTTAGTATTGAAGAAATCCCCAATTCTTAAGATTAACACCGGAGGTGCACCAAATGAGGTATTAACTGCATCATTATATTTAGGTTTGTTATCAGTACCAATTGTTGGTATAGTTTCACCCGGTCTAACACATTGATTTAAGAAATTTAATCTACCATTTAATCCTTCAGGTGTCATAGAGTGAAATGCCGGATTAAAATGTTTGATTTTTTGTTTTATATTATCATATATCATTGGACTAGATTCCTTAATCATTTCAAAATAATCACATTCTGATAATAAATCTCTTAAAATCTTTTTACCAATACCTTCCATTTTATCTTGTTGGATGGTTCTTGTTGGTTGCGGAATTGGTACATTAACACCTGTAACACTTTGTTCTTGTTTTGGTGGTTCTTCTTTAACCGGTGGTGGTACAACAACTTTAATATTAGATATTGATACACGTCTACAAGCCATCGCTGCAACAGAATACCACTGAGAACCTTTACTCGTAACTGTACCAATAGTTGGTCCCGCAGTCGCTTTAACGTCATTAGTACAAGTTACTGACTCACCAAAACTACCAATAGGAGATGATGTACCAACATTATTTGATGTTGGTAAAAAAGGAATTGCAACTGATTTTGGAAATACAATTGTTTCACCTTCACCAACAGGGTCTTCATTGACCACCACAAATTTTTTATCTTTTAGAGCCTGTTTTAATTCAGTTGTTTCAAAATAATTTTCAACAGATTTTATTCTCCTTGCCGATAAGTTTTTATTATAATCTGGTTTTGCCAAAGCGGATGCCGAACCACGTAGTGATATCGAAATTGTTCCTTTTTGATTATTAATAATATCAACTGCGTCTTGAATAAATTTAGTACTTACTAAATTAAAATTATCTTTTATTACAGTATCAAAAAATTGAACAACATTTCTATTAGTATCTGTTGTTGAAAACAAATTATTTGCCTTAGTTTCATATGTTTTCAAATTAGATTCACTAGTGTAAGTATTAAATAAATTTTGGAAATTTTCAGTTGTTGTTACCTGTGTTGTATTTGGATTTGGTTGGTCATTTTCAAAATAAAAACCAATATTTAAGTAATCAGTTTCAAAACTACCATTATATTTAGTTTCTGTTCCACCTACGGTAGCCCCATTACCTTGACCCGTTGTGGTATTATTTTCCGCGGGAATTTCTGTATAAACTTTACGTAACTCTTCCTCAGTTAATCTTGGATTACTTAATATTTCTTGATAAGTATATAATTTCTCAACAGGAATTCTATTAAATTTCTTAGCTAACTCATATATATCGTACTTAACACATCCCGCAAAGAATGAATCAAGAATTGAATTCATTTTTTCTCTACCAACACCTTTTAATTGTTGGTCAACAACTAAATTTAATGTTGATGGGTGGTCAACAATCATTTTCCAAGATAATGTACCACTTCTTTTTGTGTCTTTATAAGTGTACATTGGTTCTGGTCTACCCAAAAATGATGTTGAGTTCCAACTAGCTTGACTTGAATCATTAAATTTTATCTCATAAGGTGGAAACCACATAACTCTACCTCCATTTGGACCTTGTTCACAAACAGGTAAATCTTGTACTCGATATCCCGGTCTACTTGATGTTCTCCAAGCTAAATTCTCAATAGAGAACATATATTTTTTAGCAACTAAATTACCACCCGCACCCGGTTGTATATTTGATGACCCCGGATTTTTCATAGGGGCTATATTCAAATTATACGTATTATCTAATACTGAACTTGCAAATCTTCTTCCTGAGGTTGTTATACCATCAGTCTTTTGTAAATCAGCATATGTATAGTAAGGAGTATCTTTTGTAAAAACACGACAATATTCAATACCAGCCTCAGCACCCGTAGTATTATTTTTATAAGACACAACTTGAGAACCTTTAGTCATTTCTTTATAACCATCGTGGAATACTTTACTAACTTGGTTAATAGCGTTACCAACGTGTTTTAATTTTGAAATACCTTGAACATTGTCAGCAGAATCAACCAATCTTTGAGTTTGGTCAAGGATAGATGTTTCTTTGAATGTAATGTTTGTTGATTCACCTCTAGTGTAATAACTACTAATTTCATTATATTCACTATCTCTCGAACCTGAACCACCCCCCGGTGTTGCGTTAAAACCGGCATTTGCTTTGTATTTAGGTGAAGTCCAAACAAACTGTCCTGATATATCTCCACTATCAGTAAATGACTTAGCGGCTAAACCAAATTTAAGTGTTTCTTGATTACCTTCATATAAAATCGCCAACTCTGACGGACCATATACCGGTGATTGGTCTTGTTGACCAAAAGCATTAACCGGAACTTGGTTTGGTGGAGAAGTAATATTAGACGGTTCAGCATTTCTACTACCAACATAATAACCCCCAACTAATGTTCCATTATCAGGATTAATTAAATTAATAATAGCTTGACCAACACCTAAAATACCCCCAAAATCTTTACGATAACTTGGTTGATATCTGTTATAGTTTAAGTTAGCAAATAACGCAGACCTTTGACCGTTTCCGGTATTAACTAAAAATATCTCAGAAGGATTTCTTTTAATATTTAAGATTGGACCTAAAAAACCACCCGTTAATTGATTTGCAACATTTAATGCCGTTGAGGTTTGTTGTGTTTGACCATTTAAGGTGTTATCCTCAAAATAGTCACCCGGAATTGGGGATACAGGCCAATACGCTCCGGCTAATCTTGTTGCAAAATCAAACGCCGCTAATATAGGATTTTCAGGTACCGTAATTCTCCAATTTCTATAAATTAAAGGTTCTTGTCCTGAAAGTATTAAACTTATCTCAAAAGGGTCCTGTAACCCTTGTAAGTTAACCGCACCAACAGTGTTTTGAAATATCTCAGAGGCAATTGTACTTTGAAACGCAAAATTTAATTGTATTGAACCAATTTGTGCTATATATGAATCCTGAGATAACGTACCATCACTTCCCGTGGGATTAGTATTCAATAAAATTTCATACGGAGAATAACTTGAAGGTACAAATGTTGATGGGTATGGTTGATGATAAACCGTATTAGTAATAATTTCAGATGTGTAATATAAATCATTAAACCCCCCAATCGGACCATAAGGGTTTAATATATAAGCGGCATCAATAAAAAATTCATTTACTAAATCTAATACAGTGTCATTTGGGTCATATTCCCCCGAATTTGATAATACCGGTAATGGAGTACCATTATAAGTTATGTTTGTGTTATAACCACCATCAGGCCCATATTGATTCATCACATATTGTGATGGTGCAAAAGAATCATTAGCAATCAAACCATCCGGTGAATCAATAACATTTGATTGATTTATTGTTGGTTCGTAAGCAACGTTTCCACTTGGGGGTGAATAAACCCCGGGAACCGTATATGGTAATAAATTTTTCGCTAATAGAGAGTTTCTAAATGACGATGATGACGCAAATGATAATGTACTTGGCATTTTTTATTGTTTATCTATAAATAGATTATTATTTAATTTATCCGGTTATACTTTTTACGTATGGGTTCATTTTTTTTCTTACTGAAGCCTCCGATGAGAATCTGTCCATACCTAAAGTTGCTACTTCAATTATCTTTTCTTTAAGTGCGGTACTATTAAACGCTCTTTCCAATTGGGCCATATCAATATTTTGGTTTGAATCTAATTTTAAGTTAAAATTAATATCCATTGTTGAATTCATATTTTGAGATGGATTTTCCATCATACCCATATTATTATTACCTGAAGTTAATTTATTAACTGATTCAAAAAATCTTTCAGCCCCTGTTCCTCCAAAGATTGTATCAGCAGGATTTGTTACTAAATTTCTTCCATTAATCATAAAATCATTAAGAGGAATAGTATTAGTTTCGGCATTTTTAGCGGTAGTTGATTTCTCATTTTCAACATTCACTAATTTTTGAAGAACTATACCTAACATCTGTGTAAATTCGTTTTCAGACATTAACATTTTTTGACCCGCTTTACCTCCTGCTTTTAGGGTTTCAGTTCCTAATTTACCTAAATAACCCGAGGCAACCTTTGCGGATTTGGTTAATTCATCTAACGCTTGTTGAGGTGATTTTTTACCGGCAAGCATATCTTTGAAAGATTCAATTACAGGACCCAAATTATCATTAAGTCCTTCTCTTATTCTTTTTGTACTAGTTGCATCATTAACAAATGTATCCGCAAATGCTTGTGTCGCATCTTTTTTAACACCATATAGTTGTTGTCCTGTTTTAGATGCTGCAAAACCAAAACCACCTTGATGAGCAACCGCTCTCATATTTGCCGCAATATCTTTTTGATATGACAATTGTTCTTTAGTTAATTGTTCTAATGTTTTTGGTTCAAAACCTTTTTTTAATAAATCTCTATCTGTTTCAGATAACTTAGTTACATCTTTTGTTACTAATTTACCTTTATCATCACTAAAAGAAACTTCAAATTTACCGGTACCTTTATTAAATTCAGCCATATTGGCTATCATTTTTTTATCATCCTCACTTGCAATTGAACTTGGAAATGATATTTTTTTCATTTTATCATCCAATTCTTTACTACCAATAGCCATTTTAGTTAATTCCGTATAAGGGATTTTCATTGCGTCAGCAATTTCGTAAAATTGTCTCTTAGCACCTGGCATAATTTCAAACTGACCGTCTTTATTCAATTGAACAAATTGTTGAGTCATTTGAACTATTTGATTTTGAAGTTCTGTTGGGTCATTTGCAGATAAATCCATTAATCTTAATGGGTCCAATAAATCACTTTGAGCAACACCTAATCTTTGCATTGCCGCAGCCATTTCAATAGCACCGTCAGGATTAAATACTTTTTCCGCAAATTGTAAAGTTGATTTCATATCAACTCTTAAAGAAACCGCCTGAGCCGCCATTTTTGATAAACCTTCAACACCACCCTCAAAATTAAATCGGTTCATATATTCCGTATTGTCTAATACTTGTTTTGACACGGCAACTGCGTTAGCACCAATTTGTCTTGCAGAATTTATTACGGTTTCCATTTGTTTACCGGCATCATAAGCCGCAATACCAGCATCCTTAAATGAACCTACAATTTCTTTTGTGGTTTGACCTGAAACTTGTTCAGCCGCAAATAATTTTTCATAAGCCTGAGAATTAAGTAAAACGTTTCTACCTAATGTTTCACCAACACTTTTTTGAATTTCAGCAATATTAGCGAATGTACCCCCTAATAACTCAACTGAAGTAACCGCATCAGCCATCGAGGCTTTAAGACCTGAAATAGCCTCAGCTCCTTGACCAAACGACTTAGCGATTTCGTGAGCCTTATTATCAAGGTCCACCATAATTTCGTAGATTGCCTTACCTGAAACATTAGTTGCCAAAGCATTCCCATATTCCGCAAAGGCGTTTTTTATAGTTTCTTCAACCGATTTTAATATATTTGCCATCTAAAATGTGTTTATATATAAATACACCAAGAAGAATTTTTTATATTAATCCTCACTTGGTGTATTATGTTCAATTATTTTATTTACTATGTATTTCCTCACATACGTTGGCATAATGTGGAAGTCAGTCCAAGATATTCTATTAAATTTTGACATTAAATAAAATTCCTCAATCAGAAGTTGTCGGTTATTAGAAGAAAGGGCGAAAAAACTCCACCCCAAAGGCAATCTCGAAAGATACCAATTCTCCGGACGGGGCGATTGCTGTTCTCGTTAAATCTAACGAAGGTTGATTATCTCTCATAAAGTTACGGATATATTTTGAATCCATAATAGGTAATTGGTCAACAAACATTGAAATGTCTCCTTGGTTAGTATTACCATCAACTTCAACAATTTGTTTGTTTAATCTCCAAGTAATTTTTGGGACAACTCTACCTTGTGGATATGAATCCGATAATTTATCAATTTCAAGATTATCACCATAATTTAATGGTCTTAATTTAACTGTAGCACCTGTTTTTGGTAACTTTGTGGTAAATAAACCATTTTCATCCGGTTTATGTTGTGATTGTTTAATATTTAATTCATCTAAAACAATTGTAGTTTCAAATAACTTATCAGTCTTTGGGTCTGTTAAATTTAGAGTGTACTCAGGACCAAATGAAGTATTTCTTAAATAAATTAGAATAGCCTCAATATCACCATCTAATAATTCCTCAGGTCTCAAATCGTGTTCGTAAATTTTATTTCTTAATAAAGAAACAATCATATTGTCTTTATTACCTTGAGCACCACTTAATAAGAAATTCTCATCATTTGCGGTTAAATAACCAACTTTAATTGATTTTTTTTTAGATTTGTAAAAAATACCACCTGATGGTAACATTACAATGTCGTGTGGTAAATTAAATCCTTGAGTTCCTGCGTCTATAATATTTTGTTCCATAATAATTAGGTTTTATTATAAAATATACTTCACATTCATTTTTTATCAATATAAAATAAAAAAATCCACATATTTCTATGTGGATTAATATTTTTTTTATTAGATATTTTAGATTAGTAAACCAAAATACAACGGTCCATACGTAATGTTGCCGTAATAGATGCTAAAGCATCTTGATTATAAGCTAATGTATCAAAGTTAACATCCATCAACCAAGAACCCTCTAAAACCCATTTTTCCACAACAACTCCGGTTGGGTCTAACATTTCTAGGTCAACATTCTTTTTGTACCCTGCAGCGTACCCCATACGTCCTGTTACAGACTCAGCACATAAACGTACCCATTCCATTAAAGCTTGTGACGCAGAAGGTCCAATTGGGTCACGGAATTTCACATTTATGGTACCCCAAGTAAATCTACCCGCAACATATGTTGAAGTATTCAAAAATTGTATCTCAGTTGCCCCAATTGTTAAGTGTGGTCTTGCAGCCGACTCAACGAACCATTCGTTAATACCTAAAGTAGATGGAAATCGTAGGATGAACCTATTCTGTCTTTTTGGTTCATACGGTATGGGCATTTTCATTAATAAATCAGCCATATTCTATTTGTTTTTAATTTTATTTTATTTATTATGTTTATTATAAATATAACCTATTAAAATTTTTTCTCTTGACTTTGTAAATTAAATTTTGTA